CAAGCCGCAGAGTCAAGCCGAGCGCGAGGAGCGGTTCAGGGTATTGGAAATCAACGACGGCGGAGCGAGAGGGAAGCGTGTGCTTATTCAATCGTTGAATCCGATGTGGAAGGGACGATTGGCCCCGACAGAAATGATTTCGCTTGATGAAGTCATGCTTGCATCCCGCCCCGACCAGCCCGAGCGGTTCGGCCTAGAGGATGCGTGCTGGGACGGCTACGAGCCTGTCGGCACGAAGCAGAAGGACGGGCGCACCGTGCCGAACTGCGTGCCGAAGGCGAAGAACGAGCAGCCGGAGGAGTTCGCGGCGAGCGGATTGACTTCAGCGATATCTGAGTTCCTTTCAGCCGTGCCCGCTGGAGCAACGCGGGACGCATTGCAGAAGGCGTTGATCGACTACGCGGACAACTCGGCGGCCGAAGCTCGCATGCGTGATCAGGGCAATCCGTCCGACGCGAGCCGATTCGGTGTGGCGGCGGGGCGAGCCGCTCAGATCGCCGCTCGTTCGTGGGATCGTCTGGGCAAGCCCGCCGCTCGCTTGCGTGATTTTATGCAGGGCTTGACTCGCATGCACTTCTCCCGCCCCGGCCAGCCCGAGCGGTTCGACGCATCCAGCCTGAACCGTGCTGACTTTTCCGATGCCAGCAAGTCGCCCATCCTGGGCAAGCTGCTCGCCGCGAAGGCGATGCCAGACGGCGGATGGCGTGCCGTGCAGGCCGGCAGCGACACGCTTGTAATCTCGTTTGAGGACGGCGACGTAGCCGGCGACTTCGGCAAGCGTGCCGCGTCCAAGGGATTCAACGCAACCAGCCCGGTGCAGGCCATCGGGCGCTACTGGAATGTGGAGGTGAAAAATGGCAAGTAAGAACAAGGCCCGCCCTGGCGAGAAGGCCACGATGGCGGTTGAGGATCGCTTCTACTTCGGGAAGGAGCAGTTTGCGGATGATCGCCTAACCAAGTTCCTTGAGATGTACGCTAGGAACGAAGACAACAACTATCACTCCGAAAATGCCGTACTGCTCGCAACGTTCGTTGGAAGCACTGATGATGTGGCGCAAGCGCGGCAAATCCTGAATGAACACAGGCGATCATCGACTGGCATTTCCGACAAGTTGTATAGGGAGCGCACCGATCTAAACCGCAGACTCCTTTCAAAGTTTCGCTCGCGGTATCCACAAGCCAGCATCTAACCATGCCCGCATCCCACGCTGTCGAAAAGACTCCAGAGGGCAAGGTTCGCATCCGCGATCTTGAACTGTTCATGGGTTTCGATCCCGCCATCGACTCCGATGAGGACGAGGCCATGCAGCAGTACGACAATGGCCGGGTGAAGGACATCGTGCAGCGGACGGGGAAGTTCATCCAGCGAGGCTCCCGCCCGAAACTCGTCATCGAACACGAGAAGGACGGCAAGCCGTCCCGGCCCGAGGCCGTGGGCGACATCACCGGCGTTCGTTACGAGGAGCGGAACGGGGTGGGCTATGTGGTGGGCGACGTGGAGATGCCCCAGGAGGCGTTCGACAACCTGCTGGCGAGCAACGCCTACCCACGCCGTTCAGCTGAAATCTGGAAGGACAACCATCTGTCGGAGGTGGCCCTGCTGGGGCGTGACACCCCGCGCAGGCCGCTGCCGGATACCCGGTTCACCAAGCGCGGCGAGAAGGCCGTGTTTGAGCGCCCGCTAGGCACGGTGCGCGTAACTATTGACTCCAAGACTCAATTTGCGGAGATTGGGGTAGGTGGTGGCCTAAACACCTTCATCCCAACCGCAGGAACAGGAAAGAAGCAGATGCCAAGCAAGATGAAGAAGCGCATGAACGCGGACGAGGAAGAACTCAAGTCCGAGCAGGCCGCCATGGAGTGCGAGGCCGAGGACGAAATCAAGGACGCACAGGCTGCCGACGAGGCGGCGGTGGAGGCCATGCAGGCCGAGCCGCACGACGACGAGGAGGAAATGGCCTACGGCGTTGAGGACGAGAAGATGGGCGAGGACGAGGACGAGGAGGAGATGGAGGCCGCCTACGGCGGAAAGGCCAAGATGAGCAAGAATCGGACGAGCGAAAAGGCTCTGTTTGCCCGTGTCCAGGAGTTGGAGCGGCAGTTGAAGCTGGAGCGGTTTGGCCGCGAGGTGGATGCCATGATCAGTGCCGGCTACCGCTGCGGCAAGTTCCGCAACAGCATGGTTGAGGAACTGGCCGATTCGGGCAACCCTGCCGCGAAGGTGGGCTTCTGGAAGGCCACGATGGCGAGGGATCCCATTGGCGTGCCCCCGATTGCGGCGCATGCCGTGACGGACGAGGGCACTGTGGGCATGGATGTGAAGGCGGCGACGGCTCGGGCCGTGGCCGAGGCGGCTGGCGATCTGGCCAAGTTCAAGCAACTGTTCGCAAAGTATTCGGGCCAGAAGGCCTGATCGAAAGGACATCGAACAAATGGGCGCTTTCTCTAACACTCCGGCACTGGTTTCGGGCGGCACGATCCGCCCCCATCGCTTTGTGGTTTCGTCAACTGGTGCGGACAACACCGGCCTTGAGGCCTCCAACGCTACCGCCGCTGTCGTTGGCGTGTCTGATGGCAGCACTCGCCGCTTTGACAGTGCGAACCATGCCGTTAGCGGCGATCCGATCAACTTGCAGGGTGGCGATGTCGTGCTAGTTGAGTGCAACGGCAACATCACCCGCGGCAGCATGGTGCAATCACATACGGACGGCACGGCTGTTGAGGCTGGTACCAGCACCGGCCTGTTTTATCAGGGGTATGTCGCCCTTGAGAGTGGCGCGGCGGGGCGAATCATCCGAATCCAGAGGGTCGCAGGATTCGCACGTTACGCCTGATCCTTCCACCACGAATCACCAAACACAAGGAGCAATGAGCAATGGCTGAAGTCGCACCCGGTGGAGGATTGAATACCTTCGTCCCCACCTTCTCGGCTGCCACGGGGCAGATTCAGATTGAGTTCACTCGTAGCCCGAACAAGTTCGCCATCACCCGCTACGCCCAATTGGTTCCGGTGCAGCAAATGGCCGGATTTTTCCTTCGCATAGACGAAGAGGAGACTGCCCGTGTTGTCACGGTGCAGGATCAGCTTTGGCCGCTGGGTGAGGATCGCCCGACTGGCATCAACAGCGACTTTGATTTTGTCGCCTACTCGTGTGCCCGGTATCAGGCCTCGTTCCACATCCCGCAGGAATCTGCTCGCCAGGCTCAGTGGGACATCGTGGCGAGTCACGCCCGCATCGCTGCCGCGAAGATGATGACGCACCGCTGCTTCCGTGCGGCCAGCGTCATCAGCACGGATACCTCGTATCCAGCCGCGAACCGCTACACGGGCTTTGCTGCTGGCAACCTGGCTGGACACTACACGACGGCCACGGCGCTGGTGAACAACAACGTCTTTGGATCCACGCCCACGACGGCGCAGGACTTGTTCCGCACCGCTGCGGAGAAGATCGTTCTCTCCACCAACGGCGCTGTCGGCCCGAGCGACATTTGCGCCGTGATGAACCCAATCACCGCTCGCCTGTTCGCGGAAACCGCTGGCGTGCAGGACTATGTGAAGAACTATCCAGCGGCCCTGAATTTCCTTCAGGGTGATGCCCAGTTCGCCACCTACGGCCTGCCCTCGCAGATGTTCGGCATCAATGTGGTGGTGGATGACACCGTGCGAGTGACGAACCGCAAGGGTTCCACGAAGGCAGTGGAGTTCTTCTACGGAACCTCGTCTGCTCCAGGCATCGCGTTCGTGAGCCGTCCGGGTGGCATGGTGGGCAATGAAGGCCCGTCCTTCAGCACCGTTACCATGTTCGCCTACGAGGACATGAGCGTTGAGACGTTGGAGGATCCTTGCAACCGCCGCATCCGCGGCAGCGTCACGGACAACAGCGCGATTGAAATCACCGCTCCGCTGGCTGCGGTGTATGTGACGGATCTGGCAACCTGATCGGCCCTGAGTGCAGCAACCACGGGCCGCTCGGCTAACCACCGGGCGGCCCTCTTTATTGGAGGACTGAACCATGCCTATGGCACAACTCCTGAGCAACGACCTGAGCATCCGCTACATCGATGAGCGGCTACTGAAGGAATTGACGAGCGACACCAACGCCGATGCGACGATCGATGCCAGCAACACGATCCTCACGGAGGCTCTGTTGCGTGGCGGCGAGGAAGTGGCCTCGGCTGCAACCCGTGGGAACTCCTATACGGTGACGGAACTGGAAGCCCTAGGTACGGACGGGAACGCCCTGCTCCGCGGCTTGGTGGCCGATCTGGCCCTCTGCTACCTGTTTGAGCGGAGGGGCGGGGATGTGCCGGAGAGCGTCAAGGCCAAGGCCAACCGGGCACAGGCGGCCCTGGAGGCATTGCGGGACGGCAAACTGGTGTTTGCGGTGGATGCCAACCGGGAGGCCGGCACGGCTACGGTGAGCGTCATCCAGCAGCAGATCCGCGGATCGCTCCGGCTGGTATCGGACAGTTCGTTCTATCCCAACCGACGCTCCGAGGCGTACTGATGGACATCCGGGCGGAACTGCTGAAGAGGCTGTCACGGGCCAACGTGGCCCGCATCCTCGTGAAGCAGGCCCAAGTCCGCATCAAGGGGCGTGGCGCGGACATTGGAGGCTATGCGGCCCTCTGGGCCGATACGGCGACGATCAAGGTGAAGCGGCGGGGCAAGGTGGTGGAGATGGATCACTACCGCAAGGGCGGAACCCCGCTCTACGACACGGGCGAACTGTTCCGAGGCCTAGATGCCGAGCAGTCCGCGATTCCTGGTGGTGTCATGCTCACCCTGAAGGGGAGCCTGATTGCAGCGTTCCAGCAGGCAGGGTTCAAGACGAGCGGGCCGAATGTGATCCCGTTCACTCGCGCCGGCGTGCGGGGCCAGCGGGGCCAGCCACGGTGGTATGCAAAGAACGGCGTAACCGTA